TTGGTGAAAATCTTTTAACCCATATACTTAATGAAAAACTACCACTTATACTAAAATTATAATCATCTGATTTAAAAAACACTTCATCATCTTGACCAGCACTCGCACTTTGAAAGAACATTGATTTACCATATTGTCTTCCATGAACTTCAACACCATCTCCTATAGTTGGTGTACCAGCCTTGGAGCCTGTATTTCCATTACTACTAAAATCTGTTAACATAGAGTCCACTAATTCACTACCTGAAGTTTGTGAATCTACATTCCAATAACCTTGTAAACTTGATGATAAAGTATTTGTATTAAAAATATGAAACAATTCGCCTGCAGGTGAAAATGAACCAGAAAACGCTAGTCCAACTGACTCAGAATTATGAGTTGATAACCGTGCGTAAAAACCACTTGAATCTCTAACAAAATATGTACCTAAATCATCTTGGGCTACTTTTGGATTTTGTATGACATTTATTGTTTGAACACTTGTATTTGTAAAATCACTAACAAATGACATATCACCTTGAATTTGATATGGTTGTCCATTAAAATCATCAATAGAAAAATTTCTAGCTGGTGCAAAATATGATTGTGATGCCTCAAAAATATATCTATGATATGACTCACTAGCAAGATGTGGATTTAGTATTGTATTTTGAAATTTTGATTTATCTGGTAAAGGAACACCAAACCCATTTAATGATGGGTCACTATTAGTGTTTTTAAATTGAAGTGAACTACCAGTAACTGCTATTGCTAAAAAAGATAAATAAATAGAACTACTATAATTAAAGAATGGTTTATCGTGAACATAATATTCTTTTGTGAATAAATTTTCAACACCATTGTTTAGACCATCATTATTTGTATCAGAGGTATGTTTATAAATAACATCAAACCCATTACTTGAATTTAATTTAGTTCCATTAGATTTTACATTAGCATAGTTTTTTCCTAAACCCGGTGCTGATGCACTAGAATCACTTTGACCATCATAATATAAAAATCTTTCGTAAGGTGTAAATGAATTTATTTCTTTATTTATAAGTTTAAAGTTGTTTTTTCTAACATCTATTACATAATCTGAATCACCCGTTATTGATGAAGATACATTTAATGATTTAGATATTTCACTATAATAACCTTGAATAGTTTCAACTTTTCTTTTAAAGTTTTGCAACTTCTTTTTAGCAGAACCAAAAAATACGTGATTTTCATATTTATTAAAATTAGTATTTAGGTTAGGGTAGTCATAAATACTTTGTGAAATAAAAGTATCAAGTGTAGTTTCACTGATTGATTGACTTAATTCATTATAATTTTCAAACCCAATCTGAGCACCATCTTGATTTATCCAATTTTCAAATTCATCTTTTTGTAAACCATCACCAAAAAATACCTCAGCTACATCTGAATAATAATAAATATCTTGGGTTTGTGTTGTTAAAGTTTCTTGTTCAATTGTGACTCTATTTAAATTTGATAAATTAAATGGAACAGCTTCATATAATTTTAATATCAAGGATTGATTGTCTCTACCATCAGTTACTCTATCAAATGTATAATTTGTTATTGGTATATGATTACCATCACCAATATTTAAAACATGTTTGAATTGATATTTGTAATTTGGATTTGGTATTTCTTGTTCAAATGTTATTGAATTTTCATCATCATCAATTATAAATTCAGGTTCAAAATTATTAAATAAATTTGTTAATTCACTAATTATTTGTGAATTGTTTACTAAAGGTTGATTTAAAATTTTTAGTCGTATTTCTTTTCTTGATGTTGAAATTTGTTTTACAATAAACTCATAAATTTCTTGTTGTATTTCTACATCACCACCGGTATCACCCTCTAAGTCACCAGTATCAGCTATTGGATTTAGATTGAATGGATTAATTTGATTTAAGAAATCAATTTGTATTTTATAATTACCTTGTGGTAATCCAAATGTATTAAATATTTCATTTGGTTTTATATAAAAATTGTTAAATGATACTTCATCAAAATAATTTGATTCTTGATTAGATAAAGTTCTAAAAATTTTAAAATCATTTAATTCACTATTACCATTCGAATCAATTCCACCAATTTCTTTTGGTGTAGGACTTCCAAATGGTAGTGTATTTACTAAAAATGAAGATGCTGAAAGTGATGAGAAAAATATAGCTTTTCCATCTATACCTTTTGATGCGTCAGGTAAGTCAACAATATTATTTATTGCTTCTATTGGATAAATTATTATTCTAACATAATCTGATTCCGATAGTACACCAGTTGTTTGAGATAAAATTAAATCTCTATCATTTTCATTAAAATCAAATTCAAATTGTGACATTATAATGCTCCTTTTGTATTACCTTTTTTAGGAACTTTTATAAATGAATCTCTTCTCATAGGTTCACCTTTTCTCGTTTTTTTAACTTTATAATCACCTATTAACAATCCTTTGTTTGAATTTCCACTCGAATCATAAATAGATTTACCACTTAATTCACCTGTATTTAATTCTAATTTACAACTTTGTTTTAAATCATTATCCTGATTGTCATTTATAAATATCTGTCCGACTGAACTTTTCGTTGGAAATTTATTAGTGTCACCATTATAAAATAAATCATCATATGGTATAAAATTATTATTACGAACTGCAGAAATATTAAGTAAATCATATATATTGTAACTTTTGTTAAAATATCTAAATTGTTCTAAATCCATTTTTTTTATTGATTTTCCTAATTCATCATTTTCTAAATCATTTATTAAGGACCTTTCATCAATAATATCTGTATTACCAATATTACCACTACTTAAACTATTTTGCACACTAGTTTTATAATTTGAGTTTTCATCAACACCACCAATAACTAATGTTGTGTGAGGCCAAGGGATTGTGGTATAATCATTACCACCCACCTCTCCAAAATCTGAAGCTGCAGAGATAGGTATATCTAAATAAATTCTAGCCTTACCAAGTTTCCATCTACCTAATTCATTTGTATCTGAATTATAACTTATAGTAATGAATTTAATTGTTTTAATACCAGGTGTTAAATAAGTATGTTTCATTTTTGAAACATCTGTATTGTATAATCCTTGACTTTTTAATTCTCTTAAAGTTAATAAATTATCAGGTCTATTGTTTAAAAAATCTTCTAATGTTTTTATTTCATCATTTACATCATCCCAATCAATTACAAAATATATAAAATCTGTTGCAATTACTGAACTAGGCACTAAATCTCCCCCAAAAGCCGTCTCAATTTCTTCTAAAGGAAAAAGGTCACCTTGTTCTATAATAATTTCGCCTGTATCAGAATAAAATGGAGCAAAAAAAGGATTTTCAAGAAAATAATTTAAATAAAATTGCACAGTAGCCGGAGCTGAAGCTTGAAATGATTCAAAGGTATTGTTAGGATAGTAGCTTTGTAAATCAACCTCATTTTGATTACCAGACAAATCAGTAACACCAAAAGTAGTTTGTACAAAATAATTAGTAAAAATTATTGATGGTGATGTGTCTGCTGCAAGGTATGAATTATTTAATTGTTGTGCTGGGTTTATTTGTAAAAACAAACTTGTGTCAACATCATTCAAAAAAAATGGGAATGGTGGTTGTACTTTAGCACTATATTTTTCCAGAATATTACTATCAATACCTTCATTGGAGTCACCACCCAATGTATTAATACTTACGTTAAATGTTGTGACTTTAAAAGCAGCTGCTTCTGCTCCACCTCTTCCCCCACCACCTGTACGGGTATTATCAGCAACACCACCTTCCCAATTAAGTTTTGTTATTTTACCTTGTGGGTCGCTTTCATCTGTAAATAACTCAAGATTATTTATTTTATAAACTTGTATTCTTTTTTTTCTTCTATCTGTTCCAAACCATCTTCTAGCATCACCACGCATCCATATTGCAAAATAAATTTCATTATTATCTTGGTCATCTATGATTTTAGTATTGATAGGCGGATTATTAGAACTTGTTGTAAACGCTTCAGTAATTACGTAGTCTTGACCACCAGGTAAATCATCATTAAATTCAGGGTTACCACTCACAATTTGTGGTGCAAATCTTGTAACAATCTCTACACCCTCTATATCATCAATATTACCTAAACCTTGTTTAGCTCCTCTTCTACTAAAAGTTTTATTATAAAAACAAAACTCATCAGTTCCATCATTTAAAACATCATTTAATTGATTATAGGTCGCATTTTCAGGTCTAACACCTGAAAGCTTTCCGTTAAATGAATTAGCATCAAAAAGAAATGCTTTTATTCTAATATTTTTTACTTTATAATTCACACCAGAGTTATCAACTTTTATATCATCAATGGTTATAAATGATGAACCTGAAAATTTCATATTATTTTCAATTATCACTTCATTTATTTTTGAACCATAAGTGGTTGTATGTAAATCTTTTTCTTGAAATTTATCATTGTTTTCTGGTAAACTTATGGAATCTTCATACACAATTGGAGTTGATGAATATCCATCTGGAAAATTATATTGACTTGTATCACCTACTTTTGGTTGGTCTATTATAAATAATTTCTCAGCCATTAAAATGCTCCATCCGCTTTTGATTTATTAGTTGGTTGAAAGTTTTTTCGTTTCAAAGGTTGTAAAGTTTCTTTTTTAAAAGTTGGTTTATAATCAGTTATTGTAAAACCTAAATTTTCATTACCACTAAAATCATCCAATACATTATTATCTAAAAATTCACCTACGATACTAATTAATAAATTATTATCTGTATCATTATCATCCGTTATTGGCCCTTGTATTGGAAATGGTATTTTATTGTTTGGAAATTCATCATCAATAAATTTTCCATCAGCTCCATATTTAGGTAATACAGGATAATAATATAATTGATTTTCATTAACATGATTTGGATTTATATCTATCCATTCTTGTTCTGAAAAAGTGTCTATATTTAAACTCAATAAATTCCAATAAACACCATCATTAGATAATGTAAACGTATAAGTTTCACCTCTTTCAAGTGATGTTAAGTTTCCTACCCAACCAAGAACTGCATTATATGTTGTAGCTTGTCCCTCTGATATGATACTATTTATTCCATTTGGTATATTGTTTTCGTTTATTTCTAAACTATTACCAAACCATTGAATAGTATCCCCATTTAATAAATTTACCACACCATCTCTATGAAATATAGAAAGGTTATCTGGAATTATATTTTTCCAATATTTTTCATTACTTGGTGTTCCTACTTCTTCTTCTATTTCATTATCAACACCAAACAACTCCCAAATTGACTTCGGTTCATTGTAGTATTTAATACAAGTTACATCTGTATCATTTAAAGATTTACCTAACTCCGATTGTAAAGGATTATAACCATAAGTAGTAATTTCAGATTCATCTGGTACAATTAAGTTGTTAGGATGTAGTTGTAAGTTTTGTGCCCCTACTAAATACTGTGCTTCTCGAGGAAAAATTGGGTCATAACTATCATAAATTGATTCTTGTAGGGCATCAATACCAACTTCTTTAAAAAATTCAGGAGCTCCTCCATATGTAGTTAAAAAAGCCCAAACGTCAAATCTACCTAAATTCTTCCATTTATCAAGATTGGGTTGATAAAATAAATTTTGTAAATTATTAACATCAATACTATTAGTCAAGTCAAATTCTTGAAAATATTTTGGAAATGGTAAATTGGATAATTGTTCCATGTATTGTTTTCTTGTATTATAACTTTCTGTACTGTCATCATCAAATAGATTTAAAAATAAATCAAAGTTGATTCCATGTGTACCCTCACCATCTATGTCAAAATTCATACATTGAGTTATTGCACTATTTGAAAATGTTAATCTACCATCAGTACCTTGGCCACCGTAGTCAGTATACATAACTTCTGTACTATTATAATTAGGTTTAATGCCTATTTTGTATTCACTACTATCAAAATATTTAAATAAATTGTTCGTATCAAATTGGCCATCTAAAGTTAAATAGTAACCTTCTTCAGCATTCCAAAATAATACGTTAGACTCTTGTATTTCAAAATTTGGATTAGTCTGTATAAATTGATGATTCAATTCACCTATAAAACCGATTCTTTGGTACAAATCCTCAGTACCAGTAATGAAGTCAAAATATTGAGCTTGTTGAGCTGTAAGTTTTAATATAATCATATCTGATGCAACACCATCAGGATGTCCTTCATCACCAGGTCTTGACCATAAAGGACTTTGTTGATTGTAACTTGATATAAATTCAAAAGAACCATTACTGAAGTTTAAATTATTTATATAAAATTCATCATCATTTTTAATTAAATTAAATTCTGGATGTTCTTCTGGAGCTGATATGTTTATATTTCCATATTGTTCAAAGTAAGGAACAATTGAACCTATTGGATTAATATTAGACTCTTGTATAAAGCTTTGTAAAAAACTATCATCCATTTTTAACAATGCTTTTTCTAATTTTAATTTAGTGCCTAGGTTTTGATATTTAATACTAGTACGAGAATCATCATCTAAAAAACCTAACATTCTTTTTATTGTTTTATAATAATTACTTTGTTTAGAAATACCACCAATTATTGGTAAAGTGTTTTTATATGGTATGAATGAAAAACCATCAGAGTTTAAATATGTAAAATCTTCATCCAACCCTTCATTAACATTTATTCTTAGTTTAAATTTCCTATTATTAATTAAACCTATTGGTTCTCCATCTCTATCTGCTTTTAATCTTAACATATAACCAGTGACTTCAAATACACCACTTTCCTCATAGGTGTGATATAAAGCCTTTTCTTCATCAATTTGTTCAGGTTCGGTTGTAAATTCTTTAGGTGAACCATCACCCCAATCAATATCATAAATATAAAATAAACCTTTTTTAAAATCTTGATATATTGGTGTTCTTTCAACATCTAAAATTTTTTCAGATGGATATCTTGGATAAAAATAAAATTGTGCTTCCAATGGAGCAGACGTATCTTTATAAGCTTGTAATTGACTTGGTATTGTTTTATCATAATATTCTGTTAATTCACCTACACCATAGTTACCAACTGATATTTTTTTTCTTACATCACAATCAGGATAAAAATCATATGATTCATATACTTCGAAATTGTCAAACATAACTTGTCCACTAAACTGGTCACCTGATTGTACAAAGAAATTTAAACTTTTTACTTTACCAAAATTTATATGTGAATTATTCAATTTAAAATCAAATTCAAAATCTTCCCATATATTTTCCTCAAAATTATTACATTTAAACAATCCTCCAAAATTTGAAGATAATTGATTTTCAAAGTTCGCATTTGGATATGTGGATGAATTAAAAGCACCTTTTGTTTCAAAATGGTCACGATTATTTGTACCAACAATACTATTTGCAGGTACACTAGTATCGTGTAAGTCTCGACTTAAAATACCAACTTCAACATCAGGAAATGTATTGTTTGGATTCTTGACTGTTGTTTTCATTTTAAATTTAATTTTTAAAGAACTTGCAGGATTAATTTGGTCTGATGTTGCATCATAAATTTTTTGAGTTTGATTTAACACCCTATATTTATTCTCTGTAGGAGGATATGATGTACCGTACAATTCAGGTAATGAGGGGTAATTTGCGATTGAATCTGTAGATGGATAATCAGAATCATCAATTAAACCGGAATTTATGAAATATGAATACACATATGGATATTGTTTGTGAAAAAAATCATAATATTCACTAACATCAGTGTTAGATGACCAAGAAGAAAATGAAGTAAAAACTAAACACCTTTTGTTAGAAAATGCTTTATTTTGTCCATCTGGTAGTTGACTAAAATCCACCCATGTAGCTATTTCTGGTGCTTTACCTTTAGCTTTATTTTGAGTATCAGATAATGTTTCACTATATCGTGTTACAAAAAATGGTGCGTAACCTTGTGCACCAAGAGCAACAGTATTTATAAGGCTAGTAGCATTAATGTGAATAAAGTATGCACTTAAATCTTCACCAAGTCTAGCATATGGATAGTACCCACCATAACCTGTTTGTAATTGATTATCACCTCCACTATAATTAGGGCTTTGTAAAAAATCATTTGAATCTGAAATTCTTTGGTCATAATTTAAATCAGTATCATCTATTTCTTTTATATTTTGGCGACTAGTACCAGATTTTTTAATATCAAAACGAACACCATTTATATTTAAAAAATGCCATCCACCAGCTGGTTTAGCTGCTATTGAAGGGTCATTACCAGCTGCTCTAACTGAATATCTTTTCTCAATTCTTTTACAATCTCCATTGGTTATAAGATTAATATTTTCAATTTGGTTAAATTTTTCATCTGAAAAATTAAATGGTAAATTTAAGTAATCGATATTATCATCATCAAAAAAGAACAAACCTAGTGGTATTCTTTTATCTTTATTGTTTTCATCAAAGTAAGCTTCTAAGTTATTATGAATATTAACACCTGAAGAAGATATTGCACTAAATGCATCAATACTTCTTAAAAGTGTTTGTTCTAAACCAGGTACACCAAAATTACTTGAAATTTGTTCTACAACATTATTTTCATTTTCAGTTGTTGTTTCAGTTTCTTCTTCTATATCTGCAGTTATTTCTTCGTCTTCTTCTACAAGTATTTCTCCATCATAAATACGAAGTACATTATCACCATTCAAAGAATTTGTATCAATTAATTGTGTAACACCAATGGGTAATTGTTCACCACTTATATAACCATCAGGTCTATCTAATATATGATATTTTTCTTTAAAGTAAGTAAATACTTGTTCTGCATCTGGATTATCTTCAAAATATGATTGACCATACTTTAAGTCTTCTGTTACACCAGGACCATCAGCTGAAGGATAACCTATTCCCCCAATATTCATTCTTACTTTAGTATCTTCAAAATTTCCTCTACAATAAACACCACGAATTTTACATTCAATTAATTCATAACCTTGTATTTCATTTTCAGGTAGAGCAGTATAATATTCTAATAATTGTCTAACCGTTGGTAATTCTATTTCTCTTGAAGTATTTTGTCCTCCACCAAAATTTTCACCAAAGTCACTTATTGAAGCACCTATTTGTCTACCAAAAGTTTCTTCATTTATTGTAGTAATGGTCTCACCTGCATCAGGTTCAAAATCTGATGTTAAATCAATTGAATTAAAATAGGCGTCTAATGATGGATTATATTTTGCAACTTTGTACTCAAGGTCTAAATATATATCCAAATCAGCACCATTACCATCACCATCCATACCAGTGCCAACTTCACCTATAAAATCAATAGGTATTCGATAAATTGTATTTTCTGGATTTACAGAATCGTAATTTATAGATATAAGATTATCTATTGCAAATGGATTGTGATTATCATTATGAGGCATTTATCTATACCTTGAAACCACGAGCTCGTAGTAAGTCTGTTCTTGAAATGATTTCAACTTTACATCTATTTCCTTTATTTGATTTATCTACATAATCTATACTTGAAAAACCATCTTCAGTCGCTCCACCTTGTGTCATTATAACGTGATTTAACCAATAGTCTGCATTTGTAACATTGAAATCAGAACCAGGTTCATCTATATCTGGATTGTAAGTTGCACATATGAAATACCATTCGTTGAAATTTTCTGGTATGTTTGTATAATTTAAAATTGCTCCCTCATCAGCCGTTGAAAAATAATAGTCTTGTTCTTTATCTAAATCAGGAGGATTAAACTTACTTTTTGGAATATTACCCATACCTAATGCTGAATCTCGCAATCCTCCATCATTTTCAGTTGAATAATTTCCTCCTTCTCTAACTTGTAATCTAACAAATCTTTCTGTGTTTGAATTTTGAAATAAACCTAATTCTTGTTTATGATATGGTGAATTACTATCAATATATTCATCAAAAGTTTGTATCACAGTCCTATCAGAATTAGATATTTTATCTTCTTTATTTATTACAAAAGTTTCTAATCTGAATCCAAATGGATTTTCTTCTCTTGTTGGATTTCCAAAATTAAACAAAGTACCTGTTGAAACTTTATCTAAAAATCTAACCCACATTGTAATGGTAAAACCTGTATCTAAATAAGTTGGGTTACTTGGGTCTAAACCCTCAATAAAATCTTGATTTGTGTTACGAATAATAATACCTTGATTTGGATTTCTAAATTTTAAGTAACCACTTGATTGATTAAAATAAGTAGGTCTATCATCTTGAAGTTCTTCTACATCTTCCAATATATCAGTCAAATAAGGTAACACAGTATTATAAATATCTTCAATTGTTCTTGTTGAGTTTGTATCATTAGCCGTGCCTTTTAATCTGTGTATAAAAGCATCTTGTTCATCGATGTTTCCATCTTGATTATCTTGAGCATATGAAATACTAAAATTTTTGTTATAGTCAATTGAACCTGTCCAAGCATTACTTCCACTTACTCTATCTACATAATTATCGTTATCCAAATCAAATTCAGGTTGTGGTGGCAATAGTGCATTTAATTCTTGAAAAAATCTAACAATTCTAGCTTGTCTTGTGTCACCACTTGGAAGTAATTCAAAAATATTTGTATCTAAAAATTCTTCAGCTTGTGGTATATTAACAATAGATGATGATTGTTCTAATGAAATAAATTGACTTATGTTAAGTGGATTGAGTATTTGATTTTCACCATTATTGGTTACTGATTTAAATATAACATCGGATAAATTTGCACTAACAAGTGGATTACCCAATTCGGTTATTGATATAATGTATTCCCCACTATTTAATCTTGCTATACCAATAGTGACATTATTTATATCAATAATATTGTTAGCAAGGTTACTTATTATACTAACAAAATTTTGTACGTCATTATCTTCAGATATATTTATCTCTGCTAGTAAATCACTCTCATTAGCTCTTTCATCTTTTTGGTATAATATTAAGTTATCACTAGTGTTTCTACCAATTTTTAATTGGCCATTTTTAATTGTAAGTTGATTATTATTTAAAACTTGTTTATCAACTACTGAACTTTCAATTAATTCTGAAGCAATTCTATCTAATAATTGTTCTACTGTAACAGCCATTTTAATTCCTCTTAACTATAAATTCAAAATCATTATCGAATATTTGTTCTTGTCCATCATTATATTTTAACTTATAGAGTATTTTATAAACTCTATCAGGATAGAACCCATCTAAATATTGAATAAAATAATTTGAATTACTATCACAACTTAGTTGTGTATAACTTACACCTTGATTATCTTCAAATGGTACAATGAACTCATCTGTGGCAACGTCTTTAATTGCGTAAGAACCACTTCCTTCAGGTATGAAAGACCCAGTTACTGTCTGAACTGATGTTGTGAATGATTTTTGTATGTACCTTTTTCTACAACCAACTCTAAACTTTACTCTATCACCTACTTTATAACTTTCTCTTAAACCTTTCATAAATAAAAAATTATCGTCTAATCCACTTACATTTAATTGATTTAATGAACCTGTATTTGAACCCGTACAAGGTAAATGGTCATCCCAACGTACCTCAATTTGTGGTGAGTAAATGGTATGTGTATTTCTTGAAAAGAATTTTAAATGTCCAAATGTTTTATCATCTGTTTCTTGACTACCACTAAAACGAATTAACATTCCATAATTTTCTTCTTGACCTGTGAACCACATATTTACCATATTAGTCACATCAATATTAACATCAGGTGATACATTATTAAAAGATTGTACTGAAGAACTAACTGTATAAACTGTAACACCATTATCAGCCCATGGGATAGCAGTGGCACCAATTGGATTACTACGATTTTTAAAACTACATCCGTTTGTGTTTTTAGGATTGTCACCAAATTTACCTGTACCTTCAGTCCAAGATTGAGATATCGGTTTTACATCTAAAATATATTCTTCAGTCATCTCAGCATTACCTTCAGCTTCATAGAGTCTTAAATAAAATTTTGAACCAGAGTCTGAACCAGTTTCAGGAAAAGGTATTGTCCCATCAACCATTGATTTAGATAACTCAGTAAATTCAGTTCCACTAAACTGAACTAGTGCTCTTGTTTGAAAATCAAAAGAATTATTAAAAAATTGTTTTTTAACCTCAAGTATTTGGTCTCGTCCAAAGTTTTGGTCTGTGAAAGAAGTACCATCTATGTTACTACTACCGCTTGAAATCCAAGTGTCTTGATTTGGAAAAATAAAATGATGCATTATCTAACTCTCCCCTGTATGTTTTCGTTCGGATTCTTTAATTCAAAAACCGTTGGTGTTGATAACTTTGGTGGAACAATAATTGTACCATCATCTGAAAGTGCTGTTTTAAAATCATATTTATATCCATATCCTAAATCTTCGGTCTGTTGCATGGATGGTGGTTCAAAATCAGTATCAAAAGAATAACTAAATAATTGTCTTGTAAAGGATTGGTCATTAGTGTTGTCCGTATAAAAATCATCTTTGAATTGTGAAATAGTAATGTGACCGATGGAACGAACACCCTCTACACCCATTAATTCAAATTCTAATTGACTTTTATAAATTGGTTGATTGAATTGCATTTTTTCAATTCTAAAATACTCTTTAATTTTTTGAATACAATTTAATTTGACTTGTTGTTTATTGGCATATTTTTCAGCTATAACATCAAAAAACACACCAAAGTTTACAATGTAACCATCTTGAATAGTTAAAACATCTGTCATAATTTTAAAATTTTGTAAATATTTTTTTATATTTTGTTTTAATAAAGGTGAAACATTATTACTTAGACCCATGATATTTGAATTAGGATTTCCAACTAATTGTTTTAGATTATTATAACCCAATATATAAATATTAATAGTGCTTAGGAAAGAAAGTTGACCTAAAGATTCTTGTTCAAATATTCCTTTATTTGTATTATATTGTGAAATAGCTAAGTCATAAAAATTACCTGATTGAAACGCAATTAATATTTGATTTACTATCGAAGATACTTCACCAGTTTGTTGAGCAGTCAGTAAATCTTGTTGTATATTTAATAACTGATTGGTTACATTTTGAGATGAGTTAACAAAATTATTATAAGAATTAAAATTTGAAAGACTAAGTCCTTCGCTATAGTCTTGATTATCACCACCTCTTGCCACGTATACTTTTGCTATATTTCCAAACTTACTTGGAAGATGTAGAACTCTAGCTTCATAATCTTCTTTTGTAACACATCTGTTTTGTGTTGAGAAAAACGCTTTTGCTTGTTCTTTTATTTCAATAATATCTTCACTATCTTTACCACCAATTGCTGGCTTTGAATTGTTGACACTTTGTAACGTAAAATTACTTTGTCCATTTTGAGCATTTAAAGTTGGTGTTGTGCTTAAATCACCACTTGGTACATTGGAATTAATACCTCCACCTACTCGATAAGTAATTGTTAAAGTTGTGTTGTTTGGTGTTTCACCAAGTGTTGAGTAAAAATCACCTAACTGACTACTAATAGAAGAATTTAAATTTTGTGTTTGACCTGGTACGACTATACCAAGTTGTTGTGTATTTATAAATCCTTCATCAACTAATTGTCCGTTTTTCAAAACACCATTTCCAAATACTAATGATGTTGTATTGTCTTCATTTGTTTCTCGTGTAAATCTTTTTGTTGTTTTTATATACTCCAATGAGTAAGGGACTGCAGATGACATTTCCAGTCCTTCGGAATCTGCATAAGCTGAGTCTCTATTTATATCATCTGTATAATGAGTTTCAATTGGAACTTTATCTTGTGCTAAAAAATCAACTTCATACCATTTATTATTATTTGAATCTATACAAGAAATAATGTCAATCACATTTGTATCAGGTATGATAATAGTTTTAAATTTTTCAGGTGTTCCAACTTGAAAAGAAATAGTTTTTTCAGTAGCACTTATGGCTTTGACTGTTCGTGTTAGTGTATAATTAGATACTAATCCAGCGTCATCCGTATCAAATATAGTTTCTGTATCACCTGAACCTGATACTCTAAAATCAATCGGTTCTAGTGTTGTAAAAATTGTATTAGAATTAGTTGAAGAGACTACCTGAACACCAGCATCAAATGTTCCAGCTTTGGAATAATCAACTTTCGTTGAGTCACCTGGTGATACAGGAACATTAGCAGTAAATTCTAAATCTACAAAAGCAGGAACAATTGGTTTAACTTTGTATCCAAACATTTTTGCCATAGTGATTATATTTCTTCTCTCTTCTGCTAATGGTAATAACATCTCACGATATTGCTGGTCGATATAAAAAGACAACACATCACCAACATATGCGTTCATTTCTAATAACATCATACCAGGTGATGTTTCATTAAAATCACGATAGGTGTTAGGAAAATATGATTTAGCATAATTAATAAGTGACGACTTTAATGATGTAAAATCTTTATTTAAATAATTTACATTTGATTCTTTAAAATTTTCTTTACCATATGTTGGCATGTTTTATCTCCAATTAATATCCACCACCTGTAACAGTAGTTGATACTCCACCAGTTGTACTACTAACAGAATCCGTTCCTGCTGTGTCACTTGTGAAATTTAAATCTACTGAGTCTAAAGTGTTGGGGTCTCTTTTAATATTAAATAATATTTTTACTCTTATTTCATTCAACGGAATAACTGAGTTATTATCATTACTAAAAATTTGTATGTCTCGTACTTCTACAAAAGGTAACCAAAACTCTATTTTATCTAATATAACGTCTTGTATACTAATTAAATTTTCAGGTGTAATTTGTTCAAATAAAAGTCGTCTCAATCCTATTCCTAAATTCGGTTGAAATAATCTTTCACCTTCTTCTGTTTGTAATAAATTTCTTATGTTGTTTTTTACAGCTTCAATGGTTGTTGAAGTGGTCGCAAAAAATCCATCTTTATCATCACCTCTACGAATTGGTAAATCAACACCAATTTTAATATTAGTATCATTATCTTCTACAAAAGGTTTTCGTGACGTATCTCTAATAGCCATTATAAATAATCCTCAATATCTTCTCTAAATACTTTAACAGTAGTATTTTGTCTTTGTCCATCTTCATCATCTACATTAAAATTTTCTACAGATTCTGGGTCTTCACCAATTATAACATAAGCTTTCGATTGTAACACACCAGCTGGTAAATTAAATGGTGTTTTAGCACCACCTTCCAATAAAGGAGTAACAGCTTTTTTTATTTCATCCTCCAACGAATCAATAAGTGAACCAAGTCCAACTGGTTCTGCAAGTTTTCTTAAAGTTTTTAAAACAGGTTGATATTCACCTAATAAAGTATCTATCTCAATATTTGCTGGTAAATCATCAGACTTTAATTCTTCTATCTGAACAGGTGCATTGATTTTTGTAATAGTGAAATCAAGTGAACTTATAAACGTGGCTATGGCTTCTGCTTGATAATGAGCTACTCTTTCAATAAATACACCCTCTTTAATTTCAGGTATTGAATTTTTGTCTATACCAGTATCTTCCATAGCCTTCACTGTAGCTTGAATTAAATCCCACTTTAAACCCTCTTGTTTTAATGCCATTATTATCTTCCGATTTTGTTTTTAGATTTTTCTATTGACTTTTCTAATACTTCACTATAATCTTTATTTAAAAATTCACTCATAGGGTCACTTGATGGCACAACTTGTGGTTGTTGATTCATCATATCACCATATTGTTTTCCAACTAATTCATTCATTCTGTCAGAAGTAAACTCTCCACCACCTAATGTTTTCCAATCACCATCTTGAGCTGTTTCATTCAATACATCATTCAATATTGAATTTTTTGTAAAAGATTTTTTCTCAACGATTTTCTTTGGTTGTGATTTGGATTGAATTGGTTGTTTCAATTCAGTTATTACCTCTTGAATTGCCATCGCAACTTCTTCTCTAACGATTTGTCTAATTATAGTTTTTATATTTGGTTTTTTCTTTTTCATAACTTCCTCTTTAATTTGGTTCTATAAAATGATTATTACTTTTTATCGTATTAAATGTTTTTTTTAATTCATCAATAGTATTTAAAATTTCCCCTGCACTACCTTGCACTGGGTCTTGAGTACCCAATTGGGTCATGATTTTAATTTTTGGTATTAAGTCAACAATTGATTCCAATACCTTAATTAAATTATCTGCTAATACTAAATTATCCATAGACCTTGAAGAACCTCCAACTATTGGACTTCCTAAAAATGTTTGTCCAGAAGAAATTATTAAATCATCTACGGTGGATATTGTTAAATTTTCTCTAGCCCCAATGTGTATATTTTTTTTAGATGATAAATATATATCATTAAGTTTTGAATTTATTATAATTCTATCAGAATGAACCAAAGTTTGATTTCCATTGTAACCATAAAGTAAACCACTATCACCACCATTAGTGTATGTTATTAAATCCTCCATATATCTTGGAAGTTCTTCTTCACCTGGTAAAATTAAATCTGATGCTAAAGTAAAACCATTTATAGTTTCAACATCATTACCATTGTCAATACCAAAAGCATCAAAATGGTCAGCTATAGTCCCATTTGCAGTTATACTAATAAGACTTCCATCAGCTAAACTTTCTTCCTCATTATTAGACATTCTTTGATTTGAAATAAAAATATAAGGATTTACACTACGACTACCGATTCTAATACTATTACCATGTCTACCTTCAAGAATGGTATCACCTGTTGTTTCAAAAATAGTATTATTTAACTCAAGATTAGGTTTATGTCTTTTTGTAAGTCTTTTATAAGTTGTTCTTTTATCAAAGTTTAAACTTTCACCTTTAACACCTCTATTACTTAAACTTTCCTCCGATACACCCATTTTCTTTTCTGTCAATATTTCTTTATTAAAAGATGGGTCATCATTCCAAGTTGGACTATTATTTAATGTATTTAAAGGGCCTAAATAATAATTTATTTTACCAATGGTACATAGTAGAACCGGGTCTCCTTTTGATGGTACATCATGCATTGTTCTTAATAATGGAAAATATCTATATTTTTCTCCAATACTAGCTCTTGATTTAAAAACTTTATCACTATAGTGAGGTAAAGCTATTATTGTATTTATTGTATTTTCACCTGCCCATTCAAAGCTTTCTTCGGAATGTACAACATCTACAACATATCCTGGAACAAATTGTAAATAGTAAGGTACTCTTATTCTTTTATGTAGAAATCCCTTAACATCTTTTCCCTCTGTTACAAATACTGAACCCATTTAACCCTCCGAATATCCTTTTTGAATTGTTTTATCTTTTATTGTTTCTAATCTATGACTTTCTTTTTGTAAATCATCCACAGTATCTTGAAGTGTTCCCATTAGTTCAGCTTTTTCTTCATCACTTAATAACATTGATTCATCTGATTCACCTTGTGATTTAGATATTATTCTTTGTAATACACCAGCGAGTTTTACTAAGTGTTCATCATTACGAACAGCAGTATCCATATATTCTTTGATTATTGGTGCAACCAACACTACATCATCAATGGTTGTTATAAATCCGTGTATTTCTGATATTAACAAATCAATTTGAGTTTTACGTTTTGTAGTATTTTCGTAAATATCTTTTGTTAAGTCTTGAAAGGTTTTACCTTCAAATATTTCTTTTTCATTTGACATACAATCTCCTGTGAATGTACTTATTCATATATAAATATAAAAATTGTAAGAAATTGTTTGAAATAAAAAACCCTCATTTAAGAGGGTTTAATATTTTAAAAGAATGAACCTGAGGAATCTAATGAGATGGTGCCGTGCTTATAAAACTTATTTATAAGTTTTCGATAGTGTTTTTTTAGAACATTAACTACAGAGGTTATATGAGCTGTTTCAACATCTGTCATTTCTCTAATTAAAATGTAAATGGCTTTTTTATTGAAGTTTTCTATTTCATCTCTCTGTTTCATTAAGTCAATAATTGCATATCCTATTTTTAAATCTCTATCTTTTTTAAAAATGATATTTAAGTTATCATCAAAATAGTCTATTATTTCTGTTGTAAATACCTCATAATCGGAGTCTTGAAAAACATCTCTGTCTGCTTTCCTATCTAATACTTCCATTTTATCATGCGTTTTAAGTTTTTTATAATTATTATTATTGTGAAGAATTAAATAGTTTTTTGCTACAACTGAAAAATAACTAAATGCTTTTGAACCTTTAGTGTGGTCATATTTATGAATATTCATAACCATAAAAGCTACAACTTCATGTTTTACATCATTAAAACCATAATCAAAATATGTAAATTTAAATGTATTAATTATGTTTTCAGCTAACTTATCGAAAGCTGCATGTATTCTATGTTGATATATATTATTTCTTTCTACATCATCATTTGATGAATTGTATTCAATAATAGCATCTTGAACCTCTTGTCCAAAATATACTTTTCTTTTAGCTTTCTTTTTTGGCATTTATTGTCTCCTCTTCAAATATTCCATCTAAGGATAATTGAATTTGTTTTAATTGTTTAAAGAAAAAATCAGTTTCATCATCTGATTCATAGTGTCCTTTAGAATCGACAAGTTTCATTTTCTCGGTTGAGAACTTTATAACTTGTTGAATTTGTAAAATCAATTCTTCGTATTGTGTTATTCTTCTTAATGAATAATACACCAATGTAGATGTAAAGATACTAATTAAAAAAAACAATATTGTTAAACCTATCCACATAATAATCTCCTAATTAAAAAGTTCATCAAACTTAGCTTTCATATTATCTATTTGTTCCTTTGGAACTTCTTTATGTTTGGTCACACCTTCATCTGAGTGTTCTTCTTCACCTTGTAACCAAGTTTGTTTTTCACATATAGTTGATAACCAATCACCAAAGTGAACTATTGAACCGAGAACATGTCTCGTATCTACATAAGATTTAAAATAAGTTTCAGCTGCTGGGTCGAATAGACCATCAGCACAAATTATAGCTTTATAGACATGTGGATTAATATCAATATGATATTTAGATAGTAACCACAGAGCTCTATCATGTACTGTCATGTAGTCTAAATCTTTATTATGAGTGTAATATTCTTTTAGTTTTTTTCTTCTCCAATCATCAGTTTGGTATTTGTAGTAGGGTTGTGTTCCATCACCAAGTTTACCTAAATCGTGAAACATAGCTGCTAATACCACATCCGAGTCTGAATGTATTACCTCTACACCATTTGATTCATATTGTCTTTTAATCATAAGTGAATTTTTAATCACGTGTAAAATGTGGTCAAGATACCCACCTTTAAAACAATTATGATAATTAGGTCTACCTGATGCTGGTGCAGTTTTATATTCTGTTTCAAAGTCATTATGTAACTTTAGAATATTTTCTTTTTGTTCACCTTCGAAATGTTCATCAATGATTGACATTAATTCATTCCAATTACTATCCATTTGTTCTTGATTTATCATCTTCCAACTTCTCCTAAATATTTTTCTTTAGCTTGTTCATAAGTTAAACCAAATAACTTATCCCAAAAATGTAATTCTGATTTTACTTTATTATCAGATTTTAGTTTATCAAATCTTTTTTCTGCTTTTGGTTTCCACCATTCAGATATTAAATTATTATAATTTACGAAATTCTGCCTTAATTTCAAAGAACTTTTTTTTATATTGTTTTGTAAAAAATCATTTGTGTTTTCATAGAATGGACAAAAATATACTCCTCTCTTTTTATCACTTTGATAATCTTTTAATTTTAATTCACATTCTTTAAAAATTCTAATATCTAAATTAGACCTTACTTTTCTTTTTTCACCAAAGTACTCTTCCCATACTCGTATCATTTCTTTTGGAAGTTTTAAAGGAATCTTTCCTGTGGTTTTACCTCTCTTCTTAAATGTTGGCATATTGTTATATTGTGAACATGTGCCGTATAAAGATGTGGTTGACATACCAACTAATATATCATTATATTTATCTTCCCAAGCTTTTCTAATTACATCTGAAGTTATCATTAATGCCATAAGTTTACCACCAAGAAAATTATATCCAAATGGTTGAATCGGTATTATAGCTTGTGCACATGCTACATTGTTTAACTTTTTATTTTTAAATCTATTGTCTCTTGTCCAACCAATATATTTATCTCTTGCACCTAAATCACCAAAGTCTGAAGTTACTGTTAAAGCTCCAAGATATTTTTCAGTAGTCTTATCTATAACTAAAAATTTAAGATTACGACCAGGATTAGAAACATTTTTAAAACTTGAAGTAAAACGAATTAAATAACGCCAATCATCAAGTTGTTCTTTAGTCTCAACTAAAATAACTTTTGGTTTTAAATTTGATATATTTGATTCATTCCATAATTTATTTTTTAATGTATTGATTTTGAATTGTTCACCTATACAATTTTGAATTTCAAAATATTTATCATAGAAAACAGCTTCTGCAGAAGATTGTTCTTTTTTCATTTTTATATAATTAATTATCTTCTGTTTTTCAGAATCTAAATTAAATGTATTGTCGAAAAATTTATCTACCAACATCTTTTAAATATTTCTCTCTAGCTTGTTCCCAAGTCATATTAAA